GGATCAATATCTGGATTACTATTATCAGTATATCCTTGCCCAGATCTAACAAAACCTTGCTTATTATGTACCGCAATAGCGGCACACATTACATCACTAACTGTACTATATGGAAATGGTGTTTTTCTAGTCATTTTAGACTCCACTGGAATTATTAAATCATTATCAAACATTTATTTATAAGTATATTATATAACAAGACATCTTACTTGTCAACCGAAAAAACCATATTCTTTGTCAATTTTCGCCATTTGTTCTACTAACTGCTCAATTGATTGATTTTGCCAATCAGGAAAATATTTGTCAAGAAGTACATTATCACGCTCATAGTACTGTGTAACTGCATCTTTCATTGTCTGCGTATATTCTATTTCTAAGAAATCTTCTAGTTTTTCCAAATTTTTATTGTGTAACCAATCTTTAATATCTATATACAATATACTATCAGTTGTATGTTTCATCTCTTTTGGCCATTGACCAAACCTATATGGTGAATGACTTTGGCCTAACAAATGAGTCTTATCAAGTAATTTAATACATTGTAGTAATACTCCACGTCTTTCATACATTGGATCTTTTGTGTATAATCTAACTACTGGCAATGTTCGTGTAGTTATGTGATCATGGGAGTTAGTTATAATTGGCTTGCCATGCCAAGTGCTGTAATATTCTACAGTATCGTCAGTTTGATATTTGTTCTCTAGTATTGGCCCTATTGAATCATAATCTGGATCTTGTGGGTTGCGTTCAATAGCCTTATATGCATAAGCATTGAGTTTCTCTGAACGACAGAAGAATTGAAAATAATAAAATTTATCTGTATTAGTAACAATGTTACCAATAAAAAATTCACCGTGGAATCCACCAGGATACAATACAATGATACTTTTCATATTATTCTCTATAGTGAAATATCTTCAAGACCTGCCGCTCTGAGCTTAACAATGTTATTAATTTGGAATCCTTTAGCCTCTAGTGCTTTAATTATTCCAATGTACTTGTTTCGTACTAAACTAAAATCATTAATAAGATATTGTAAATCTACAATTTCTTGTTCACCATCTACAAATTTATCTGCATCACGTGAACTAAGTGCTTTGTTATAATTTTCTAAAAACTTACGAAATGTTCTGGCTCGTATTTTACGCATTTCTATATTAAGAAACTCAAGTATTGCCTCAACCTCTTGTAACTGGTTGAATCTATGTTCTACTATACCTGGCATTTCTCTACTATGCTTTTCTAGGATACCTTTCATACTGCATTCATACCGAGCCTCATCTATTTGTTTCTCATAATGAGCAATAGCAGGAACTATCTCTCCTAGATTTTCTGTTACTTTACGATACCACGTACTCATTAATACTCGTGCTCCTCATCATCATTATATTCTTCAACAAATTCATCTTCCTCTTCTTCTTCCGTAAAATGAGTATCTAATGCTTCAGCTAAGTATTCGCAATGATCTGCTATTTCTTTATAAGCTGGTTTAAGATCAAATCCAAAATCCTCCATATGATTTAAAGTTTTACGAGCCCATTCTAACTTATCTTTGTCTGCTATAAATTCTTGTGCTTCATCATATAAATTAAAAACAAACTCAAAATCTCCATCAGTTAAATTCATACTGTCTCCTCCTGTGTTGTTTCTTCAGTTTTCTCAGCATCAGCAACGTCATCATCATATTCTAACATTATTGTGTCTAATGCACCATTTTTATTTGCATTCCATGGTTTACGAAACATTTTAATTATTTCACCTGTTACAGGACTAGTGTATTCTAAACTGTTTCCACTTTTTACTAGCAAACCCTTCGCTTCAAAAAAGTCTGTTAGTCCGCTATGCACACTCATACCTGTTTCATATGGAATTTCAACTTGTACTGATTCAAATGGTTTTGCATAACGTGATTTCATTACTTTACACGCCGCTCTAATACCAAATACTTGACTAGTTTTATTTCCATCAGCATCTATTTTTAATTTAAGTTTCTTCATCGCAATAACGATACTTGATGCATATATAAATCCTTGTCCACCTGATATCTTATCATCTGGATCAAACATATCTTGCGATGCATATGTATGGTTAGTTGCTAGTAATCCTACGTTGTATTGTCCAAACATATTAACTGTGTTACGTACTAATGATGTTAGTGCTTTAGGTTTACGACCCATATCACCCTTCATGTCACCTTTTTGAAACTGGTCAACATCTGTTGGAGTTAGTAGCATACCTAATGAATCAACTACAAACAACACTTTAGGTCGCTCTTCTGATTCTGTCTCAGAATACTCTGCTTTGTAATCTTTCATAAAGTCACTAATTGTTTTAGCAACATCATCAATCATACTCATGTTTAATTTTAGTAGTTTTTCTGGTGTAGTGTCTACGTTTAGTGCATGGAGCCATTTCTCATCGAGTGCGTTTTCCGAATCAATAAGAATAACAAAAATGCCCTGGTCTTGTGCCGCTTTAACTACGTTACCTGCGGCAATAAATGATTTACCTGCACCGCTTTCGCCTGCAAGTACTGTTACTTTACCTAATGGAATGCCTTTATTAAAGTCATTACTAATAAGTTTGTTTAATGTGTAATTTCCGGTACTAATCCAAGTATCTGGGTCGTTGAATCCAACACTTAACCCAGGAACACTTTTAGTAATACTTTTTCGGAATTTACTTACGTCAAATGGTCTTGCCATAATTTTCTCCTTCTAAGAGTGGGGGATTTTACCCCCCACTAATTTATATTACTTATTGTTTTCTATTTCTAATAGCTGTCAATATGTCCTGAGCACTCGGTGTCTCAGTTGTAGGTGCCGCTGTAGCAGTAGCCATTTCTGGCTCTTTTGCTGGTGCCGCTTGAGCAACTGGTGCTGGTGTTGGTGCTGTCGCAACAACTGGTGCTGTTTCAACAACTGGTGCTGTAGGTGCTGGTGTTGGTGCAGGTTTTGCTCCTGTAACCAACGGTGCATCTACACCAAATGGACGATAGTAAGAACCAAAACGTGCTGGATCATACAACTGCCCATCAACACTTGCTTCGAACATTTCGAATATAGCATTTAGAGTTTCAGCGTCTGGTCTTTTAGGAAGATAATCATTTAGATTATACAAACCGTGTGTTGCAACTGCATCACGTTCTGTTTGATCTAAACTACGCTCCCTACGAGCCCAATTAGATGTGCTGTAATCAGCATACTGACCTTTGGTAGACTTTTTAACTGTAAAATCTGTACCTAGTTCATAGTCAGTTGGAATTTCCTGGAATTCAGGATCCATTAGTGCTGAACTGATAATTTTATAAATTTGAGGTGAAATCACAAAACGTCGAATTGGATTTTCAGGAACTGTGTCCTCTTGCAATTCGCTTTGTGTTACAAAACCTTGGAAGATGTACGAACGTTTCTTCCAATACTTACGACCCATGTCTTCCATAGTAGGGTCTTTAAACCAAGGACGAATCTCTGCGTGAACAGGACATTGTTCGCCCCACATTTCAACGCATGGAACTTGTACTGTTACAGGTTTAGTTTCGTCTTGACCTTTTACACCTGGAAAACTCAAACGAATCATTTGACGTTCTTTCCAAAAGAACGTATTACCTTCGTCTGCGTCAGGTAGGAAACGTAGTGTTGCACTAGTTCCTTCTGGAATATTCCAATGTGTGAAAATGGCGTTATCGCCAGTTGTGTTGGAGCTTGAGCTCCTAGATTCCTGTGCTTGTAGTTTTGCACGGATTTCTGCTAAAGATGCCATAATGTTTCTCCTTTATTAGCCTTTAATAGTTTTTCGTGTAACCTATTGATTACTTTTGCCTTTGTGTAGCATTTAGCTACTTTTGCCTTTAGTTGCCCTTACAGTATAACATTTATAGTACTCACTGTCAAGTACTTTTTAAGAAAAATTATGCAATTTTTCTTCGTATATCAAATAAAATTGATTCTGCAATATCTTCTACTTCTACTTCCTTGGAAGACGTTTTATAGTTCTTGTCAAGGTATTTTGTAATCTTATCGAGTAAAATAACATGCTGATTAGGCAGGTTATATAACTCACTTCCAAGATGACTTAGTATATTAAATGCTTCATCATTTTTACTCGATACAGCAAGGTAAGATAACATTGCACTTAGTTTTGCCATTACACCCATTCCACCTGAATACTTAATAGGATCTTCATTATCAGGATGTTCTGGATCATTTGGATCAAGAGTAAGTTTAAAATCTTCCTTGTTCTTTATCATATCATATAGTCTACTGATATATTGTTTAGTTAGATCTGTCATGCCGTCCCTTTCTTTTACAATACGAGCTACTGTTTCTAATACTGCGTCCATATTTGCAGTCTTAGTAAATGTATTATACATAAACTTGTTAGTTAAGTCAACCGATTCTTTATCATTTTCTTCTACAATTGCAGTAGTAGGGACCTGATAGTTGTTATAACCTCTAAGAGTCTGTAGACTCTTAACTGTATTCTTAAATTCTTTTAATTGTTCTTTAATTGTTTCAACAATGTGTTCATTTCCTTCGTTAACTAATTTGTTTGTACGCACATGTCTCAAAAATTGAGTACATTGTGCTACTTCTTCACATAATTTTATAATTGATTCACCAATTGCATCATATGGCGTTCCGCCATGACTTACATGGTTGGCCATAGCTTTAGCGCCTTGTAAATATTTTTGTGGGAATCTAAATCTTTCACCTGCACTATTTTCAATAAACAATGCTTTGATGTTACGTGATCTACTACCACGTACTTCTTCGTTAACACCTTTTGAATGCTTAATAATAAGTTTAGTGTTTTCTGGTAATTGAATATAACTTGTTTTAAGGCTACCTGTTGCAGGAGTATATCCTTCAGCAATAAAACCATCACCAAACTTAGATATAGTTATTGAATCAGTTGATTCAACTAGAGTTAATTCGCTTGGATCGTATTCTGCGTCTGCTTCCTCTTCAGATGCACCTTGTACAAGATGCCCTGGAATGTAACCTGATCTATTAAACATATCTTGTGGAGTATAAGTAACACTTCCTTCTCTGTTAATAGTATCAACTGCTTCTTGTCCTAAGCCAGCATACTCATCATCGCCTGAGTCTGAGAAAAACCAGCTCATAAAGTCTTTGAAACTTACTTTCTTTTCGCCTGCTTCAGTAACTGTTTCTTCTTTTTTATCACCTGCCCATTCATATCTTGGATCACCTGCTCTAAAACGTTTCCATGCTTCTGTATTGCCTTCTTTATCAGCATTTGTTACTTGCATTTTACGTGCTTCGGGATCTTCCTTAATACCTGATAATTCTTTTAATCTTTCAACTGCTTCTTTCATATCATATGCTTCCAAGTGTGCTACACCTGGTGCCTGCATACCTTGTTCGCTCCAATGAACCTCTTTACCAACTAGTTTACTAATTTCTTTTTCAAATCCAGTGTCTGTGTAAATTTCCCAAGGACCATTATGCTCGACATGTACTTGTGTGTAACCATCTTCATCTGTTTCAACTGTAACATCTGAAACTTCAATATAATCACTTTCCCACATCTCGTCTTCAATCCAACGACTATCACCTGCTAATTCAACTTCTTCTGGAAATACTGGCTCTTCATTAATTGGTTCTTCTTCAGTTGCTTCTGAATTAAAAATATTCCTATCACCTATTTCGTTGTTAGTTTTGCCATCACGTGGAATTTCAGTAGGTTCTCCATCTGGAATTTTACTTACGTCAAACTCACCTGCTGGTGAATTATCACCTCTTTGACGTTTAAGATCTGGATCTCTTGGATCCATACGTCTAAACGGATGAGAACCATGCTCTAGAGCAAAGTCTGGATACATTTCAACTGCTTTAGCATAAATGTCTGGATGTTCATTTTTTAGTTTAGTCTTGTGTTCTGCGTTTGCTTCGTCAGTTAATCCTGCCATACGAGATTCCATATCGCCTGCCCACATTTCAAGTGACCATTGTTCTTTATCTTTATCAAGTTGCGGGTGCATACTTGCAAGACCATATTTTGGAATTGGAGCTGATCCTTCGATATCCATACCTTGTGGTGGCATTTCTGCTTCGTTCCATTCATCATATGATAAAACTTCACCTGTATCACCGTCTGAATAGTTTCCTTCTGCTGGATTATAATAAATTACACGACCCGAGTGAGTCGCAATAGGACCATACTGCTTTTTATTTGCTGGATATTTTTTTGGATCTGGCTCTGGCATACTGCGATCCCAATTTACATTTCGTCTGCTTCTATATTCGTTAAGTTCTTTGTCTTCGGTTTTAACACCTGCTAGTTCTTTTAATCTATCTATTAATTCACTTTCTTCTCTTACTACATCGTGAGCAAAGTCTTTTGGTTCGATATTCTTATCAAATTTTCTAATGTTATATTCTGCCATGGCATTATGTCCTGCTTTTTTAATACTATTTAATACATCTTTATGTTCGCTAAAGTTGAAACTTGCTCCTGCTTGTACAACTAGCTCAACTTGATCATCCTCTTCTCTTATTGTAACTAAAAAGTCCTTATCATAGGCGTAAAATCTTGCCGAGTTCTCCGGATCTAAAGTCTTATTTCCAGTTGGATCAAACAATTTTAATTTAATGTTTGCTCCTTTGAGAATGTTAAAAATTTCTTGCGATAGTTGCATTATAGTATTCCTTTAATGTATTTATCAAGAAACATTGAAAATATTACTATTCAAAATAGTTTTCCATTCCACCTTCGCGATATAAATCTAATGTTACACAATGTAAACCGCCATCCCAAAAGAATCTATGTCTAAAGGGCACAATTATGGGTTCTATATTATGTTTCTTTAAAAAATCAAATACAATCTTGTTATAGCCATTTACACATACATGCTTATCATCTAGCATTAGTACATTAACATCAAATACACTTTCTTCACAATATCCTACCCAATCCGTTAACCATGTTTCTACAAAATCAGTGAAATCGTTATTTTTCTCTTCCCCTGCTAACCACCATTTTCCTTTATTTTTTAGTTTTAAGTCAAGCCAATTTCTTACTAAGTTCCAAGACTGATCTGGAAGATAACAAACATCCCAACCTGGAAATGTATCTTCATATTGTTGATATCGTAATAAAGATAATATTGCCCCAGGTTTTAATGTGTGGAAGCATCCATCATTATGTCCACCAATTTTTACTTGAATAAATTCTCTTTCTAGGTATCTTTCTTGCAAATGCTTAATAACATATTCGGGAATTTCTTTTCTATCAATATAAACTCTATTTCCAACACATGTTATAAATGGAGCATCAAACATAAAATTCTTTGGCACATCTGAAAAATCATATCTATCATCACTATTATATTCCATTAGCTTTTCTTTTATACTAGGGTGATCATAACCTGTAAACAGCATCTCATTACCCATTACTAATTGGCCGTCTCTTGGTTGAGCTGGAGGTCTTAGAAACGCACTTGACCTATGTTGCATTATTTCTTTATTGTCTATTTTCTCTTGTAAGTTTTCGTTTATGTCTAACTCAGGTCTAATAACTTCACAGCCGTATTCTTTTAAAATTTTTTCGTAGTTCTTAAAATCTTCTTCTGTTTCTTCTGCTATCCTAACTAAACAATCTTTTACTTTTGGATTTTGAATATCTCTGTAAAATTCTGGGTGATACGATCTACCCAACATTACTGTTTTTAATGGGTGCCATTTGCACCACGAGTTGTATTCATTATTCATTTTCTTTTAAATCCTTTATAACGTTTATTAAACTTATCAACACGACCTAGGGTATCAACAACCCTAGACTGTCCTGTATAGAATGGATGACATTTAGAACATATATCTAAATTCATCTTCTCTTTTGTGAGGGTTGACCGAGTTTCAAACGTAGCACCGCAGCTACATATAGCAGTAATAGTCTTGTATAGTGGATGTATGTCTTTCTTCACGCATCTTATCTCCGTATACACTATTTATTATAATAGGCTAAATGGCATAGGTTCCATACCATCAGAATCTTCAAAATCATCATTCAAGTAATCAAATGCTTCTTCTTCATACTTTGATACTTCCATACTCATACGTACAATTAAATTAACTGCCATTACAAGGTCATCTGTTTCCCCAGATTTTGCAGAATAACTATTACCTTTTGCTATAAATGTTTTTAATTCTCTTAATAATGGTTTACTTGCTACTTCTAATTTTTCTGTTTCTACCCAGTGTTTTAATTTAGAACAAGCAGATATTTTAGATTTATGAGTAGTAGTAAATCCTCGTCTATATCGCCTAGCATTACCATGTTGTCTTGTTTCAGTTAAAAATGAGCCAGGAAAGTTTTCTTCGCCCGTTTCTTCTACAACTACTAATGCGGCTTCGCCTAGTGTATTGTTCTCCATACTATAGTATATTTCACAATCGCCATCAGTTTCAGTCTCAATGTGTTGTGCTATTTCTCGCAAAATTTTCACCTGCCCTTGAACCGTTGTTCTATTGTGCATCCACTCTGCTACTTGTTTCATTCCTGGCATACTGTATACTTCTATAGCACTATTATCGCCACCTGTACCTAAACTAGGATCAAGTCCTATCATGTAAAGTTTACCTTTAGCAATTGGAGCATACCAACGTACTTGCCCTGATATAGCGTATGGATCACGTGCTCTCATGTTAGAAAGTTTAATACTATCAATTAGCGTTTCATCAAACGCAATAAATTCACATTTATGTTCACGTCTAAATCTTTCTTCGCCAATTTTTCCTTGTTCTAAATCTGCCCAGTCTTGATCTCTTTCTGGATGTCTTTCCCATGTAGCTAGATAGTGTGCAAATCCATTTACGCCTGCGGCTGTTTCAATACCATATTCGTCAATATTTTTATTAGCATCTCGCCAAATTTGGGCAAACTGATCATCATCCATATTAGGTGTACTTGTAATAATACATTTACCACCTGTTGCTAATGTAGGTGACAGTGAAGTCCAAAATTCTCTTGCTACATTTGGACGGACAAATGCAAACTCGTCTAAGTATGCAAGTGAAATGGAAAGACCACGTCCAGTATTTTCTGTTGTACTTTGTGCAATAATACGTGAACCGTTATCAAAAGTTAATGTTCCTTTATTATATTCTGTTACACCTGCTCTAATATAATTTGGCAATGTTTCGTATGAAAACCGTACACGTTGCATAATTTCTGCTGCGCCTGCATATTTGTGGGCTGCTACTAAAATAGTTTGATCTGCGTTAAACATTGCGTACCATAATAAGTATCCTGCCGCACAAGTTGACTTACCCATCTGGCGGGCCAGCATATTAATACTGTATCTATTGTTGTGATAAATGTCGACTAGTTCGTCTTGAAAATCATATAAACTAAACTTTAGCCTACCTTGTATAGGATGTTGAATATAACAATGATTCCTCATAAAATATTTGGGATCATTTGCACATCGAGCTAGTTCTAAAAGTTGCTCTTCTGTGTATTTCTCTTTTCTATACGGAGTTTTTGTTAATTTACTATCTATTGCCATTAATATCTCCCAAACGCCCATTCTCGTTCTTTACACCACCAGCATTCACCACAATGTGTAACCATCCAAGTAGGTGTATCCATATTTTCTTCTGCATGTTGTTCACAACTTCTTGTGTATGGTAATAATTCTTCCAACATATTAAAATGATTATATAAATGTGCTATCATACGCTTATCAACACCCATAACAGGCATCCAACGTGTAATTCCTGGTGCAGATTCATATAATGTAGGTCTTCCATGCCCTGGATCACGTGGTTTATGTCTATTATTTTTAGTATCAAACTTAATATCTAACGGAGGATTTTGATTAGTTCCATGTACAGTAAATGTAATACCGTGTAAATCTTGTTGCATTTTTTCTACATCATCTAGTTCTTCTCTTATTTGATCAGTACTATAAAACGTATAATGACTTTTAATTAGTGTTGTTTTTGTAATTTCAAGTATTCTGTCTAGTACACTTGTACTCCATTTAGCATTATACCACCCTTTTATAGGGTTAGCAGATGTTATTACATGTATTTCTGCATCTGGTATATGTTCTTCACAATAGTTTATTAACATCCATAGCAGTATGGCACTATCGGCACCACCTGATATATTCATACAAATCTTTGTATGCGGTTCTGGTATTGTAAATTCTATTGTCTGACCTATATCGTCAGTATATGTGTGCGTGGGTCTTTGCATAGTACTATTTATAAAAGAAAACGGCGTAGTTAATTAAAACTACACCGTTTAGTTTTCACTTTGGGAGGAAACGTGAATCTTAAAATCTTTTAACGCCAACCATCTCGAGTACGTTGTTCTTTTGCCCAATCTGCTGGGTCTCTGGTTCCAAACCTTTTCTTAATTTCATCTTGTGTAAACACAGGAGGTAAATCACCATCTTTATTTATATCTACTGGTATATTAGGTTCATCAGCACTAGCATCTTGGTTGCCTATGCCAAGAACTTTTTGTCCAAGCCATTTAGCATTATGCTTTAGGTTATCAACACCTTTTTTAAGTGGGTTATCTTCCCATGGCCTTACTTGTAGTCCGACCTTACTTAAATAGTGGTTAATATCATCAACAGATATTGAGAATTCTGCTAGAGTTTCATTGTCTTTTACAACAATATTATCAGTTACTCTTTTTTTTTAGATATTGGGACACCTTTAAATTCTTGGTATGCTTCTTTTATATCTTCAACTTTATGTTCTTTTAAGCCTACTTTGAAATCTTCTGCATCTAAATATCTTTTTAAACTTAGGTTAACGCTTTGTGCAAAATTTTCGTATGGTTCACCATGTGATGTAGCTTCTTCTTCAGCTGCTCCATCTGGTGTATTTGCCCATTCATTAATTTTTTTAGTAATTGCTTCTTCGCTTAAACCTGAATTCTTTAAAAGTGTAATTAATTGTGTAGTATCCATAGTTGGAGCCTCCGTTACTGTTTCTTCTGTGACTGCATTACAACCGCATTTACAATCTGGACCGCAATCGCAATCTGAACCATGTCCGCATGAACAGTCTTCTTTTAATGTTTCAATTTGTTCTTCTGCTTTTTGAAGATTTTCTTTTACTTCTTTATCTTTGGCTGCCTTTTTCATTGTTTCTTTTTCATCTCCATCACCATCGATATCAGCATAATCTGGTTTTGCTTTTGCTTCTTCAACTGCATCATCTTTCCCACCATTTTTAGCGGCTAACATTTTTGCAAATGCTGCCTTTTGTGCTGGACTTTGTGCTTCTTCTAATTCTTCTGTTTTCACTGCGTCATCATCAGGCCAATTGCCTCTAGTTGACTTTCCTACTGGATCCATTTCGTGGTGTCTACGGAAGTTTTCAACAAATTCTGTTATGTCTTGTCCGTCCATCCAACGTGCTAATTCATCAACTAAAATATTGTCTTCAAGACCTAATTCGTCTTGTAGTGTATATAATGGTTCTGCAAATTCACCAACTGCTTCTTGTGTTGGTTCTTCTGTTACTGGTACGTCTTTTAATTCTCTTTCTGCTGGAACCTGGCTTTGAGCATTTTCAGTGCCATGTCTAGCAAGTTCTAATATTCTGTCTAAATTACTCATTGCCTTTTTCCTTATTAATCTCAACAGATTCTTCTGTTGATGCTGTTTCACTGTATTGAGCTCTAATGTTACTTGGAGTTAATCCAAGTTCTCTAGTTCTAATGTCGTCTACAGCATTTTGAATTCTGTAAGCCATTTCTCTAATATCTTCTGGACGCGATTGATCGTCTATTTGAAATACCTGTTCAACATACTCGTCTATAGTATTTAAATAACCTTCAATATTGCCTGCGTTGTCTACTGTAACTTCTTCTTCAGAAACTTCTGGAGCTGGGCGTTGAGCATTGTTTGTACCGTGCCTAGAGAGTTGTATTATTCTATCTAAGTCACTCATTACCTTTTTCCTTTTCTTTCTTAACTTTCATTAATTCTTTAATAAAACTTTTATTATATTCATCACCGTAATGATCTTCTGCTTTAACTTTTTCAGCATCTTTATATTCTGCATCAGCTAAAACACTCTCAACATCTTTAC